CTTGGATTTCACAAAAAAACGTCTCAATATTGAAGAGCTCAATCGACGGGGAAAGAAATCTACTACAAAATACGTTCTTTGACATCAGGGTATAACCCCCAAACTGGTTCGCCGTCGAGCGACCTCGACTCGCTCCCCGCGAATTAGGGGCGGCCTCGCGGCCGTAGAGCTAAACAGCTAAATGCCTTATATTATGGCTAAAAAGAAAAAATACTATCAACTTCAAATCCCTTTCACAAATGAAATCGACACAAACTCAGGTCAATTCGACCCCACCGACAACGGACTTAAAGAACTACTCTTCAGTCCAATCTACCTTCAACCTCTTCGAAAGAAAACCAAAAGTCTTCGAAAAACCTTCCCGTACTGAGCCCGACCTCGCGCTCACTATTCGTGAAATCCTATCAAAACACTCCAGTGTTCGTCAACTCCCTATAATGAAAGACCCAATCTATGACGAAGGTCTATCTAATTTAGGTATCCAAAAGAAAACTTTAGACCTCACAGACCTTGCCAATTTACGCGAAGCCAATGAAGCTAAAATTAACGCTCTCAATGCCTCTCTCGAGACCTCTCGCAAACTAAAAAATCAAATCGAATTCGACGACCGTGTCGGAAAAGAAGTGCAACGCAGAATCGATGCAGAAAAGGAAAAGGCCGCAAAGGAGGCGGCCAAGCACTAATATCCTCTTGATATATTAGTGCTAATCAATCCACACTATGCCACTATCCGCAGCCGCCGCCTCACTAATTGGAACAGGCGCAAGCGCTGGCGGGGGAATCCTCGCTGGCCACTTTAACCGAAAACTACAACGGGAAACTAACGACCGTATCATCTCCTCCGACTGGGAACGCTGGTCGAGGGAAAGAATGAACGCGGTCGACGACAGAAACTTCAACAACGAGTACAATCACCCAAAGCAACAAATGCAACGTCTCAAAGAAGCTGGACTCTCTCCTCAACTTGTCTATGGAAATGGGCAAGTAGCAAACACCTCCGACGCTCCAGCAAATGCCTCGGGTATGTCTCCCAACATTCAAGCTCCTAAATTCAACGAAAATTTGGTATCCGATGTAATCGGCCAATATTTCAATCTCTCACAAACTATGGCGCAAACTGACAACCTCAAAGCTCAAGCGGCCGTAATAAACACAGAAAACCTACTTAAACAGGCACAGGTAACAAACCTAAACACTCAAAGTGAACTCGGCAAATATGACTTAGGTTATCGTAAAGCAACTGCTCAAGCTAACATTAAACACTTGGACTTAACAAACGACAAACTACAAGCCGACATTAACTACACCCTTAACTCACAACAACTGGCAACACTATCAAATACTGCTAACGTTGCAAAAACTTATCAAGAAATAGCTCTGTCGAAAGTGCAACAACTCGTACAATACGAATCAATAGCTAAATCTAAAGAAGAGCGAGCTAAAATCAAAGTAGACATCGAACACTTAAAATCGTTAATCGAACTCACTAAAAACGAAGCTAAAATCAAACATTATCACAACGAAATGTACGCCGCTGGAATGACACCATCCGACCCGGCTTGGATGCGTGTCTTAATAGAAGCGGCAAACAACACATCTAAAACCATAGGGGAAATAATTAACAAATTCAAATAACCCCCTATAAAAAACAAAAAAACAAAAAAAGGCTCTCTCGCGTCGACTGACGCGAGAGGGGAGTATCTTAAAACTAAGTGCGAAGCGAAACTCACAACGAGCTTGCGAGTAGTGAAACAAGCGACAAACAAAAAAAAAAGACTCCCATCAGCCTAACAAAAAAAACAACTTAAATAATTAAAAAACAAAAATTATGAAACACAGAAAAAACCGCGGCTCAAGCCGCAAAAGAAAAGTCTCACGCAAATACACCGTCGCACGGGGGGGCGTAAGGTTATGAGTAAGCTATCAAAAAAGACTGGAGTCCAGTCTATCTTCAACTCGGTCGAGCTTACTCGACCAAACTCAAACCTCTTCGACTTAACTCACGACGTAAAAATGAGTGGTCGAATGGGCGAACTCCTACCGTGCTGCGTAATCGAGACCGTTCCAGGCGACACTTACCACCTCGGCGGTGATATGATGGTGCGTTTCGCACCACTAACCGCTCCCGTAATGCACCACGTCAACGCGCACATCCACTACTTCTTCGTGGCAAATAGGACTATATGGCCTGATTTCCCGAAACTTGTCTCACCACCTATGGAGGGCGACATTCCTCCAGCTCATCCTTATATCACCATAGACAACACACTTACCACCGCTCAAGAGAGATTTCTCGATTACCTTGAAATACCTCCATTTACTGGAGGCGGTGGATTCTCAACTCAAGTATCTGCATTGCCTATGATGGCATACCAAAAAATATACGACGAATACTACCGCGACGAGAATCTTATCAATCCATTAAACACTATACTAAACAATGGCTCAAACCCAATCGGCATCCTTGCCACTATGCGCCAACGCGCTTGGGAACACGACGCCTTTACATCCGCTCTTCCGTGGACTCAAAAAGGCGACCCTGTCGACTTACCACTGGGCGAAATTACTCTCGACCCTACTTGGCCAGCTACAAACGTTCCTGTCTTTAGAGATAACGCTGGAGCCGTCTCCGCGGGTGCTCTTACTGCTAACAATGCCCCACCACAGGTTGAAGCTGGAGGTATTACCGCTGCTTACGACCCTAACGGCTCACTAATTGTAGACGCAACCACTATCAACGATTTACGTCGCGCCGAGGCTATTCAAAAAATGCTTGAAATCGACGCCCGCGGCGGTACTCGATATAATGAGTCTATGATGGCACACTTTGGCGAAGACATCGGTGACGCAACACTACAACGTGCCGAGTATATTGTCGGCACTAAAACACCAATCGTAATAAGCGAAGTCCTAAATCAAACTGGCGAAACTGGCGGTCTGCCTCAAGGAAATATGTCTGGCCACGGCGTTGCAGCTGGAGGCGGCAACCTCGCCTCTTACCACTGCTCCGAGTATGGCTTCATTATCGGAATTCTTTCCGTAATACCACGCACCGCTTATATGTGGGGTCTTCCTAAATGGGCGTCCAACAACGACCGATATGACTATTATTGGCCAGCACTTGCTAACATCGGCGAAGAGGCCGTACTTAATAAAGAAGTTATGGCCTATTGCCTCACTCAAGAAGGCACATTCGCTTATGACCCACGATACTATCAACACAAATACAAATACTCTCGTGTTGCTGGAACTTTCTTCCGTGGCGCTGGCTTATACTGGCACCTTGCTCGCGACTTTAGTCGCGGAGCTGCCGTACCTCTTAACGATGAATTCATCGAAGTAGACCCAGCTGACTGCGAAAGAATTTTCGCCGTACAAGACGGTTCAGATAATCTCTTCATGCACGTACTTAACAAAATTACCGCACGGCGCTTAATGCCCGTCTACGGTACACCTCAACTCTAATCACAAAAGACTGGCCGCCTATAGCGGCCTTTTTATTATATGAAAAACTGTCTAAAACCATTCCATACAAAAGAAAACCCGCATATACATCTACCTTGCGGTCGCTGCGTCGACTGCCGAGCACGTCGAGCCAGTGGCTGGTCTTTCCGACTTATGCAAGAATACCTACGCTCTACCAATGCATATTTTGTAACATTCACTTATGACGACAATAGTGCACCTAAAACTCTAAAAAACTTTATGTCCTTATCAAAAAAAGACTTTCAACTCTATATGCGTCGGCTAAGGCACGACGCTGGCAAAGGACTTAAATACTACGTATGCGGCGAATATGGACCGCTTACTTACCGCCCGCACTACCACGCCATTATCTTCAACTGCGACTTAAAACACATCATTGGCGAAACTGCAAAGCAAGCCGAACTTCATCCCGAATATTATCTCGACGGCCGTTTTCAATTCAACGAAGACAACTGGAAAAATGGCCACATCACCGTCGGCCTTGTCACTGGAGCATCTATCGGCTACACTCTCAAATATATCTCCAAACCTCGTAGAGTTCCAATGTGGAACGGCGACGACCGTGTACCCGAATTCTCACTTATGTCTAAAGGTCTTGGCTCTAACTACCTCACCCCCTCTAAAATACAATACCACAAACAAGACCCAAACAACCGCCTCTATTGTCAAATCGACGGCGGAAAAAAGATAGCAATGCCCCGATACTACAAAACAAAAATATTTCAACCCGAGGAACTCCAAAACATAGGCGAATACTTCCAAAACAAAGCCTATGAAGATATGGCTCAACTCACAAAAGAACAACGGGAAAACTTTCTCTTGGATTTCACAAAAAAACGTCTCAATATTGAAGAGCTCAATCGACGGGGAAAGAAATCTACTACAAAATACGTTCTTTGACATCAGGGTATAACCCCCAAACTGGTTC